GACTGCTGGTGCTGCCCGACAAAATCGCACCGGTGGTTCATGAAACAACAAGTATCAACCAAGCCAAAGACGTCATCAAAAAGGCAGTCTACGAAGTCCTCACGGAAATCGCCGAGACGGAAATTGAAATCACGCCTCGATCTGACGGGGACGCCGGAACTGCTGAAGGTGGTGACGACGACCTGCCGGATGGCGGCACCACCGCCCAACCTGACGATCAGCCAGTGGGCGGATCGTCACCGTAAGCTCAGTTCTGAATCCAGTTCTGAGCCGGGCCAATGGCACACGGACCGGGCTGAGTACCAACGTGAAATCATGGACGCGGTGTCTGACGCTTCGGTGGAAACCGTGGTGATCAAGTCATCATCCCAAATCGGCAAGTCAGAAATCGGCCTGAACATGGTCGGCTACCATATCGATCAGGATCCGGCTCCCATGATGGTGGTCTTGCCGACAGAACGAGATGCTGAATCCTGGTCCAAGGACCGGTTCGCGCCCATGGTCCGCGATACGCCTCGCTTGCGGGGCAAACTGTCAGGCCCGAAGTCGCGCGATGGATCGAACAAGATCCTGCACAAGAAATTTGCCGGCGGTCAACTGACCCTGGTTGGCTCCAACGCACCGTCGGGTCTGGCCATGCGGCCTATTCGTATCTTGCTATGTGATGAAGTGGACCGTTATCCGGCCAGCGCTGGGGCCGAAGGTGATCCGGTTAACCTGGCCAAGAAACGCACGGTCACTTTCTGGAACCGCAAGATCATCATGGTCTCGACCCCGACGATCAAGGGGGCGAGCCGGATCGACGCGGCCTGGAAGAATAGTGACAAACGCCGCTATTGGGTGCCTTGCCCCCATTGCTGTGAATACCAAACCCTGCGTTGGGAGCAGGTACGCTGGGAAAAAGGTGGCGGGAAAAAGAATAAAGCGAGCAGGCATCTGCCGGAGAGCGCTCATTACGTTTGTGAGCACTGTGGTGATATCTGGAGCGACCCTCAACGCTGGGCGACGATTCATTTGGGAGAGTGGCGAGCAGAAAACCCCTTCGTGGATACCGCCGGGTTTCATCTGAACGAAATTTATTCACCCTGGATAAAACTGGAAAAAATGGTCCGTGAGTTTCTCGCTGCCAAGGAACAAGGTGAGGAAGCCATGAAGACTTTCGTCAACACGTCATTGGGGGAAGTCTTTGAAATCCGGGGCGAGGCTCCGGAATGGGAACGCATTTACAACCGCCGTGAAGATTACCCCATCGGCACGGTGCCGAAAGGAGGCCTGTTCCTGACGGCGGGCGCAGACGTGCAGCGCGACCGTATCGAGGTCGAGGTGGTGGCCTGGGGCCGAAGCCGAGAAAGCTGGTCCGTGGATTATCGGGTGCTTCTGGGCGATACGGCCAAACCCGATGTCTGGAACAAGCTGAGTGCCATGCTGGAGGAACGGTTTCCCCATGCGAGGACCGGGGCCGGTATGATTATTGACCGCATGGCCGTTGATTCCGGTTATGCCACCCAGGAAGTTTACGCCTGGTCACGGACAGCCCCATTGGGACGGGTCATGCCGATTAAGGGGGTGGACAAGAGCCGATTTCCTATTCAGGGGCCGAGCGATGTCGAGGTCAAGATTGGCAGGCGCAAACGCAAGCGCGGAGCCAAACTGTGGACAGTCTGCGGGCCGGTGTTCAAGGCTGAACTCTATGGCAATCTGCGCCAAGAGACGCCCGATGAGCCGGAGAGCGAAGGGTTTCCGCCGGGGTACTGCCATTTTCCGCAGTACGATCCAGAATATTTTCGGCAGTTGACCGCCGAGCAAGCCGTCACCCGGGTCAAGAAAAACGGCTTTGCCGTCATTGAGTGGCAGAAAACCAGAGAGCGTAACGAGGCGCTGGATTGCCGGGTCTATGCCCGCGCGGCAGCTGAATATGACTTGGTCCGACTGACCGAGCGTGTTGCGCGCAACAAGGAACGTAAACTGGAAGAAAACGCCAAGGGAAATCACAAAGGTGATGCTGCCAAAATCAAACCGGCGCTGTCTTTGCCCGAAACGGAAAACGACACGGCATCACGCTGGGCAGAACCAATTCTGTCCGATGATCCCTGGCTTTAAATAGGCCCCAAACAATGACTGATTTAACTATTTTGGAAACTCGGCTGACGGAAGCCGAGACAGCTCTGCATGTGCTTGCCACGGGCGGTCAACGCCAGGTCGTGGATATTGGAACGGGAGGGCGAGTTGCCTATACGCCAGCCAATGTTGCTGAGCTACGTCTGTATATCGCTGGTCTTAAAAACCAGATCGCCAAAATTAAGGGCCTGTCCAAGCGGGCCCCCATCTACGTGGAATTTTAAATGCTCCAACGATTACGTTCTTTCATCTCGCGGCCAAAAGCTCAAGCGGGAGCCTATCAGGGTGCGTCGACGACGGACCGGGAGACCGCATCATGGATGCCATCGTTCGGTTCAGCAGATGCTGACTTGTTGGACGATCTGCCCATGCTGCGGGCGCGCAATCGTGATTTAGCTATTAACAATGGCATTGCTTCGGGTGCAATCCAGACCATCACCGACAATGTGGTCGGTACTGGGTTTCGGTTGTCGGCCAAGCCTGATTATCGGGCGCTGGGTCGTGACAAGGTTTGGGCCGACGAATGGAGCAACCAGATTGAAGCCTTGTGGCGGACATGGGCTGACGGAACGGACTGTGATGCAGGACGTACTCTGAATTTTGCCGGTCTTACCCAGTTGGTGTTCCGTTCGGGATTACTGAACGGTGAAGCCTTGGCGCTTCCCTTGTGGTTGCCAGGTGACGGACCTTTTGCCACCCGCATTCAGGTGATTGAGGCCGACCGACTGTCGACGCCACCGCATAAAAGTGATGGCAAAGGAATGCGCTCTGGTATCGAGGTCGATGCCTACGGAGCGCCGTTAGCCTATTGGATCAAGAAAACCCATCCCGGTGATCATTTCTCCTGGGCATCTACTGCCGCTGATTGGCAGCGTGTGCCCGCGTTTATGCCCTGGGGTCGCCACCGGGTCATTCATATCCATGACAAAGAACGCACTGGCCAAAGTCGAGGCAAACCTCTGTTCTCGGCGGTGATGAAACAGTTTCGCATGCTGGATAAATACCAGAGTAGCGAACTACAGGCTGCCGTTATCAATGCCATGATCGCGGCATTCATCGAAACGCCCATGGATCAGGACAGCATTGTTGAGATGTTTGGCGGCGACGCCGATCAATATATGCAGGATCGCAACGCCTATATTAAAAACCGTGTCCGCCTTAAGGGTGGGGCAGTTATGCCGCTTTTCCCGGGTGATAAGTTGTCATCATTTGCGCCATCGCGCCCTGCAGATGGGTTTGCCCCTTTTGTTGAGGCCATGTCTCGTCATGTGGCGGCAGCATTGCATATGCCCTACGAGCTTTTGCTTAAAGATTTTAGCAAGACCAATTACTCCAGTGCCCGTGCGGCATTGTTGGAGGCCTCGCGGTATTTCAATGGCCGTCGGCAATGGCTGTCAGCCCATTGGACGCAACCCGTTTATGAGCTCTGGCTTGAAGAAGTCATCGAGGCGGGGCTGATCGAAGCCCCGGATTTTTATGAAAATCGCCGTGCTTATGCCCGGGCTCGTTGGATTGGACCAGGTCGGGGCTGGGTGGATCCGGTTAAGGAAGCAAAAGCGGCTCAGACACGCATGGATATTGGAGTTTCGACCCTCGAAAATGAATGCGCTGAGCAAGGCCTCGACTGGGAAGAAGTCCTGGAACAACGAGCGCGCGAGCGCGAACGCATGACCGAACTTGGTCTTCTGGGGGCTGCAAACGTCGTATCCGGACAGCCGTTCGTAGAGGAAACACCCGACCAAGAATCAGGTCATGTTAAGGAAGCAAAACCATGAAGTATCCCCGTCTGTGGTCACGGCTCTATAACACGCCGTTGGCCATCGGGTTCGATAAGTTGCGGGTGATAGAAGGTGTTTTTCGCAAGCATCTTGATGAACCGCAGGCAGCATTAAGCCGACCAGAATCCAATGGTCGGTCATCCTATTCCGTCTCAGGTGGTGGTGTTGCCGTTATTCCTGTGCAGGGCACTCTGGTTCAGCGTTCCAGTGGCCTGGATGCGGAAAGCGGTTTGACCAGCTACGCCTCTATCGGCGCACAAATCCGTGAGGCCATGGCCGACACTCAAGTCCGTGCTGTGCTCATGGAAATCGATAGTCCCGGTGGCGAAGTTGCCGGATTGTTTGATTTGGCGGACACCATTTACCAGGCCCGG